AATGGCCCAATGCAAGTGTTACCCGCGCCGGGCGTGGGAGACAGAACATTAGCTGTTACGGGAACAGCTTCTGACTTTATTGTAGCGGCACTTGATGCTGACACAAGCCATGTTTATTGGAGCTTAGATGGGTGCGATATGCGCGTCACGATTGACGGCGGTGCGCCTACGGCTGGAGCTGGTCACATCTTTAAGGATGGCAACTCTGGCATCTGGAGCCGCTCATGGTCTATTGCTGCTAAGGTGATTGCAGTATCTGGCAGCGGCACAATTACAATCAGCGAACTCAACTACGCCTAATATGTCTGGAATCTTTGACCAAGTAATTAACTACGCTCCGCCCAGCTTGCTCAAAGGTACGGTGACGTACAAAGGGACATGGAGTGCGGCCACCAATACGCCTACATTAATCAATCCACCAGATAGCACAACTAATGGACATTATTATGTAGTGAGCGCGGCTGGCACACAGTTTAGTTTGGCGTTTAACATTGGCGATTGGATTATTAGCAATGGCTCGGCTTGGGAGAAGGTGGACAACACAGACGCTGTGAATAGCGTATTCGGGCGCACGGGCGCGGTGGTGGGCGTAAGCACGGATTATAGTGCTGTTGGCATTACAAATACTGCGCTTGGCGCAAGCAATCCTTCCACAGTTGCCGCGACTACCATTACAGCCAGCAGCACGATTGCGGCAACGGGTGCGGTGACGGGTTCAAATCTCAGCGGCACAAATACAGGCGACCAAACCATCACGCTGACGGGTGGGGTTACGGGTAGCGGTACAGGCTCATTTGCGGCTACGGTGGTAACTAACGCTAATCTTACTGGCGATGTTACTAGCTCAGGCAACGCCACGACCCTGACTAACGCTCCTGTTATAGCCAAAGTTCTTACTGGCTACACTAGTGGTGCTGGTACAGTGGCCGCAACAGATTCTATTTTACAGGCTATTCAGAAGTTGAACGGCAATGATGGCACTAATGCTAATTTAACAGGCGTAATTACGTCATCTGGAAACGCCACTTCTATTGCCTCACAAACTGGCACAGGGACAAAATTTGTTGTTGATACGTCGCCCGTGTTAATCACGCCAAACATCGGCATTGCTACAGGCACATCGCTGGCGGCGGCTTTGAATGGCACGCTGGGGGCCACCACACCTAGCACGATTGCGGCAACGACTATTGTGGGTTCAGGTTCAGCAATTTTTGGCAACACATCCACTCCATCAACCAGTGTAGGTGGGGTTCAAATAAATAATCCATTTTCCGTTGGGCCGTCAATTTTTAGTCAAGCCGCAGCCACTGGAAATCGTTGGATTGATTTCATGGGTTCGTCGGCAACGGTCTGTTCATTTAACAACAATAGCGGTGTATTTTCTATTGCAGCATCTTCTTCTGGTGCAGAAATAAATGTAGCAGGAACACAACGTGGTTTATTTTCTTCTACAGGCGCGGCAATCACAGGGACTTTGTCGGCCACGGGATTATTGTCATTTACTGGTTTTGGAACTAATTCCTTAGACGCTTCAGGAACTGGCGCACAGACCTTTCGTATTAGAAATAGTACGGCAGGAACAGGAAATTATTCAATTTTGCAATTTGGGCATTCTGCATCGGTTGATACCGCAGGGCTAGTTTCCACCTCGACCACTTACACCGCTTCTGGGGCTTATCCTCAAAATGGAACCCTACTTTATGGGTCGCAGGTTGGTGGTTTAAACCTAGCAGCTACCGATGGTTCTGGCGTAATCAGGTTTTTTGCGGCATCAGGCACAGCTACGGCCACCATAAATTCGTCAGGCGCGGCAATCACAGGGACGCTATCGTCCACGGGAAACATTAGCACAAGTGCTGGTAGCATTACTGCTCTGGCTGGCGAATTTCAAGTAGGCTCATCTTCAAAACAGCTATATCTTCGCACTGTTTCTGGGGTCAATCGAATTGACAGCTACGATAACCCAATCACGGCAACGGTTCCGCTCCAAATTAACGCCTCAACCTATACGTTTCAAGTTGCGGATGTAACTCGCGGCACGCTCACCTCCACTGGCCTAAATTCTTGTGCCGTGGGAGCCACCACGCCGTCCACAGGGGCGTTCAGCACTTTGTCGGCCACAGCATCTGGGACACCTGCGACTTTTACAAAAAACAGCGACGGCATAATCCAGACTCTCGCTAGGGCGAGCGTATCGGAATGGCGTTTTAACATTGCCAACAGCGACCCTTTTGGCGGGCAAGCTGGCTCGCTTGCAATTTATCCCGGCAACGCAAGCGTGGATTTTATCATAGGACGTTCCAATGGTACAACGGCAAACCTTAAAATTACGGACGCAAACGGAAATGCGGCGTTTGCTGGCACTGGCACATTTACAGGTGGAATCAACTCCACGGCCATCGGTGCCACCACGCCGTCCACGGGGGCGTTCAGCACTTTGTCGGCCACGGGAGCTACCACGTCCGCTTCCTATGTTGTAGGGACTGGGTCTGTGGTAACTTCTTCAATAACGACTAATGCAGCAAATGGCATGGTTATTATTGGAAAGACTGGAACTTCCACCGATTTTTATTTAGGTCAACCCGGAACAACTAGTTCAATTATGCAGGTTCCAACGGGAACTGTTAATGTTGTGTTTGCCGGGACGTTGTCAACTAGCAGTACCGCCACATTCGGGGCAACTAGTATTTCTGCAATCGCAGGTGTTCCAGTAAGCAATGGAGCGCAAACCACAGGTGGAGGAAATTGGGTATGGGCGGCAAAAAGTACAAGCGCGTCAAGCAATCGCGGGATTGTGGTAAATTATTCAGCGGCCGCCCCAAATGACACGGGCAATGAAATGCTTTTCTGTTACGATTCGAGTGGTACTCGTTTTTCGGTTCGTTCAAATGGAGGTATTGCCAACTATTCCGCAAACGATGTAAACCTTTCCGACGAGCGAGTGAAGACAGACATAATTGGCGCAGATTCATACTTGGATAAAATGTGCGCTATTAATGTTGTAAAGTTTAAGTACAAAGACCAAACGCACAATGATTACAATCTCGGCGTTATTGCTCAGCAGGTTGAAGCTGTAGCCCCAGAATTTGTGGATGTAGATGGTTTTGATTCTTCAAGCACTGAAGAAATACCATTTAAATCTATTTACCAAACCGATTTAAATTACGGCATTCTCAAAGCGGTGCAGGAACTTGCAGAAGAAAACAAATCCCTCCGCAAACGCCTCGCAGCCCTAGAATCCAAATGAGCGCACTCGATTTAATAATGAAGGCTTGGCCTATTTTGCTGGGTGTCATCACACTCATCATCGTGCTATCCAAGATGGATTTGCGCCTGTCAGTTTTGGAGGATAAAGCAAAAAGTTTGTTCGACCTAATCAATAAACGCAAATGAGCTACGACCCATTAAGTATCGACTCGCAACTCAGCACCATCCTCACGCGCATGGACGCGCAGGATGCCAAGCTGCAAATCATTCACGAACAAGTGGTGCTAACCAATGGGCGCGTGTCTACGCTAGAAGTGTGGAAAGACCAGCTCCACGGCAACATAACGATGGTGGCTGGCATATTCTCAGCAGCAGTTTCGGCCTTGACTGCTTGGTTTATTAAACGTAATGGATGAGTATGACCACAGAACAAGCCCTCAACAATATCTATAACGCCGCCCGTCTTGCCCCGCTAAATGCGGAGCAGCATGAGCTTATCCGCAAATGCGCTGAACAGCTTGCTGAAGCCTTAAAGCCTAAGCCTGAGCCAGCCGCCCAAGACTAATATGTTTAGCTTCATCAGCAGCGCATTAGGGGGCAGCTTACTCGGCGGCATCCTAAGCCTATTCCAGAAGTGGGCTGATGTTAAAGCTAAGGGGATGGAGGCCGACATTGAGATACGCAAGATGGAGAGCATGGCGAGGCTCAAGGTGACAGAGGGTGAGCTGGCGGCCTTCACCACGTCCCAACAGGCCAATGAGGACATTGACATCCCAGAAAACACCCCTGTCTGGGTGTCAGCCATCCGTGTGTTAGTGGATTCTTTTAGGGCGTTCACCCGTCCCGGCCTCACTTGGGCCATGATAATCACGCTAAGTTGTGTTATATTTGGCGATAAACTAGGTATAACTGCGACAGAAGCTGTCATCTCAGACTTTGTATTCACTACATCAACAGCAGTTATGTGGTGGTTTGGTAGCCGTCCTTTGGCTAGAACTGCCAAATAACGCTGCCCTAGCACACTAATAGCCCACAGACATCGCTTGTAGCACCCTTTCCGTGCGTTTTAAGGCTATTTGACGCTTTAAGGCCACTTCCTACCCATAATCAATCAAATCCCCTAAAATGAAGACTAAAAGCCACAAGAACATGAGTAAGAAAGAAATGATGGCGCATCAGAACAAAGATGCTGCCAAGAAGCGCGTTATGGAGGCTGGCACGGCTAATGGTGGCCGTATGAGCTATTCCACCTCCCGTAAGGCTTACTAACATGGCTGCGTCCACCGTAAACTCGGCTGGCGTATATACGAAGCCAACAATGCGTAAACGCTTGTTCCAGAGCATTAAGGCTGGAAGCAAGGGGGGCAACCCCGGCCAATGGAGCGCACGCAAAGCTCAACTGCTAGCCTTCAGCTATAAGAGGGCTGGCGGCGGCTATAAAACCTCCAAGTAGCCTTGAAGCCACAACAGCGCAGCCTTGTAGATTGGACACGCCAGAAGTGGCGCACATCCTCTGGTAAGCCCAGTCTAGAGACAGGTGAACGCTACCTACCTGACGCTGCCCAGAAAGCCCTAAGTTCTGGGGAAAAAGCGGCCACCAATAGAGCTAAACGTCAAGGCATGAAAGCAGGGAAGCAGTTTGTAAAACAACCCAAGAACATTGCCAAGAAAACGGCAGCCTATCGCTAACATGAATCCACGCGACCTACCTTGTAACAGTCCTAGACGTGATATTAGTGGCGGCAAAAAATCTGTCGTCAAAGGATGCCAAAATGGACAGGAGCGTATTGTGCGTTTTGGAGACGCTAATATGACAATTAAGAAGTCCTCCCCCGCACGCAAGAAAAGCTATTGCGCTAGGTCTGGCGGCATTAAAGGAACATCTAACAAATTATCTGCTAATTATTGGAGCCGCCGAGCTTGGGATTGTTAAGGTAATATACGTCTATGGCGCGTTTTAATAATTATGGCTCACTAGATAACCCCCTCATGGAAGAAGGCGATACGGGGTTTGCCCGTATGAACGCTCGCTTGCGTCCTGACCAATTAAAGGCGGGAGAAGTGGCCTTATCCACTAATGGACGTATGGATGTGGACGGAGCATGGCAGACACGCATGGGCGTGCAATCGTATGGCGCATCTATTGCCACCAACGCTTCTGTATTAACATTGCCATTTTATCTATATGCGGATAAGACAGGCAATAGCGTCAGCCGAGCCAGCAATGTCATCACTATTGGTTTTTCTACGGCACACGCTTTTACCACTAACACCTTAGCCAAGGTATCTGGCATTACGGGCATTACACCAACGCCCAATAAAAATAACATAATTACGGTGATTAATAGCACATCTATTAGCATCACCATTGTAGGAGCCACTGGCACGATTGGCGGTACAGCAGTGGTGGGTGCGCCACAATTAGAGGATGACGTAATTAATGCTGTTTATGGGTCTTGTTTATTCTCTGACCCAACTTCGGACAACGAAGAATATATTATTCTGGCAACCAACATTAATGCCAAAGCTATTAAAGTGTCAGATGGTAGCACTACCACCATTGCCTATCCTACAGGCATCACTGTTAGTGCAGAAGTTAATTTGCTACAAGCGTTTAATTACATATTTGTCTTTCGTGATGGTGCGCCAGCAATGGAATTTACTGGAACACTCGTAGGCAGCCCAACATTTGCTTTAGTGTCGCGTGGTGCTTACACCCAGCCTAGCACTTTTAATACGGCCTCTAACTGCGATATTGTTAATGGCGTGGTTACAATTAGCGAGACAGCACACGGACTATCCGTAGGTGATGATGTTACAATTATTGACCGTTCAACTACTACACTCAATAATCTTTCGGAGTTCACTATCTACGCCGCAAGTGCTAATGATTTCTCATTCTTTGCAACAGCAGATGATGTAACCAATGCAAGCGTGGTATTAGGTTCTAGGCAGAGCGTTGGTCTTGGCTTTACCCATATGCCAGCCCCTCCGTGGGCTATCTACCATCAGCGTCGTTTATGGATGCCATATTATTATACAATGGCTGGGACAACTGGTAGTCCGACAATTACGTCGCGCAACATTACAGACGAAGTTATTGCCTCAGACATTCTTGACCAGAACACCTACGACCAGATTCAAGATGGGTTCCGTATTGCTTCTGGTGGTGCAGATTATGTTGTTGCCATCCAACCGTTTGCAGAAGATAACATCATTGTGTTCAATCGTAACACTATTCATCTTATTCGCGGCGTTAGCCAAGCATTAGACAAAGTAACAGTGCAGGAAGTTACACGTGAGGTGGGATGTATTTCTCGTAAATCCGTGGTGCAAGTGGGTAATCAAATCCTATTCCTATCTGACAACGGTGTGTATTCTGTCAATTTTGAGGACTTATACAATTTGCGCGGCGCATCTTTGCCATTAAGTGAGGCTATCAATCCTTTAATCAAACGGATTAATACTCTCTATATTGCCAATTCTATAGCCGTCTATCACGACAATCGTTATTACATTGCAGTGCCGTTAGATAGCTCTACAGAAAACAATGCCATCTTAGTGTATAACTTCTTAAATCAAGGATGGGAGTCATTAGATATTATTGAACAAACAGGATGGAACATCCGTAATCTTATCCGTGCTGGGGCTGGAGGTTTTAATAGCCTGTATGCCGTTAATAAAGATGGCGGTATTCATATCCTTAATTATCGTGAGGATGATGTTGATTATATGAATCTGCAAATTGGTGGCACTGCTGCTAGTTATCCCATTAATTCAGAACTCAAGACGCGCCAATATACAGGCGGCACAATGGATAGGAAACGCTTTAATTCTTTTGAGCTACAAGCCGAAAGCTCAGATAGCAATGCTTCGGATATTCAAATTGCGTTTTTAACACAAAATCCAGATAGTTCTGAATTCCTAGATTCTCTATCCACCATGTTAGACGGAACATTGCCTGTATCAGAAGACGCTTCGGCCCGTGGCAGAATTGGCAATATTCGTGGATACGGCGGTCAATTTGTATTAGCCCCCACCATTGGGCGGCCCAAGATTCGCACCATTAAGATTGCCGCACAACTTACAGACCAAGGTGTAAACTCTAAGCAGTAATGTCCGATATTACAACAGGATACACTTGGTCGGACGACAAGGCTAATTGGGAGAGTAATAAGGCAACATCTATTCGTCTGAATAAGATGATGGATGATGCTGACGTTAATATATTAGCGGGGTCAAACATTACCGTCACTAGGAGTAGTTCTGGCATCACCATTGCATCTGCGGCTCCCGGCACAGGAACTGTTACTAGCGTAGCTACAGGCACAGGACTTACAGGCGGCCCTATTACAACAAGTGGCACTGTGACACTAGCTAATACCGCCGTAAGCGCAGGAGCTTACACCAACGCCAACATTACGGTGGATGCCCAAGGTCGTCTCACTGCGGCAGCCACTGGGGTTTCAGCTACAAGCGTTGTAAATAGAGCAGCTTTAAGAGCTTACACTGGTGCTATTAATGGACAAACGATTGTAGAACAAGGATATTTATACACAGGAGATGGCGGAGGTGGAACATGGTTTTTTGATACTTCAGATGTTTCTTCCGCAGATAATGATGGAATAATTGTTGTTCCCGGCGGCGGCACTTCTACTATTGGATGTTGGCATCGTGTGGGCGTGGGCAATTATGGTAGAGGCATTAATGCTTTAAATTCCACCATTTTAGATGTTCGTTGGTTTGGAGCAATCCCTAATGAAACAGATGCTACTCCGGGCATTACAAGCGCATTTAATGTTTTAGACGCACAAGTAGGAGTTAAACAATACGGGTGTTTATATATTCCCGCTGGTAGTTATCGTATTACGACTAAATTAGTGTTGGATGGAACTAACCTTGGCAATATAGGCATTACCATTAAGGGCGATGGCCCCGGAGCCACTAATTTAATTTACGGGATGACTAGCGCACAAACGTGCATGATAGAGGTAAAAAACTTTACCACAGGATGTCTTAAAGACTTTTCTATTGTGGCCGCTGGATATTCTCCATTAACTAATAATCCAGCCGTGGTTTGGGTGCATGATTGCACATTGTTTACATTAGCCAATATCCAAACCCTTAATTTAGTTTCCAGTTCTTCTGTCACAACGCCAGAAGGCGTATTTAAGTTTGGGCCAGTAAACACCTTAGTTGTCTTAGATACTATTACTATGGCGGGTAGTAGTGCGTCAGGAACAGCTATTGCTTCTAGTGGTGGCAGCATGGAGATTAATAATTGCGTGTTTGAAACAGCAAGCAATAATCCCTGCGCTTGGATTAGTGGATGCAATTCTTTAAACATATCTGATTCATTCTTCCAAGGCGGAGGGCCGTGGAAGTCTTTTGCTAGTTCTTCCATTACTTCTACTGCATCTAACTTTACCGTTACCGCTACGGCACATGGTTTTGTTGCTGGCGATTATGTTCTAATTACCAATGCCACTGTAGGGGGATACAATAATAGATGGCAATGCGCCAGTGTTACGGCCAACACCGTTGTAATTACTAGCGCGGCAAATCTAGGCGCGGCCACGGCTAAACTACAAACTTTATGGTCATGCTTTCTATTTGGGGCAGAATATGGAAAAGTTGTAACAGAATCTAGTATTGATAACTGTTTGTTTAATACTGCTGGCAGCCCATCCGTTGGGTCTGTGGGTATGTTTCTAGACGGTCACACTAGCGGCAGTGCTGTTACGGGCGTAAAGATTTCTCAATGCACTTTTGATTATGGCTATACGGCATTATTTGCCCACGGTTTATCTAATAGCGACCCTAGCAGTAGTGTTGGGGGAATTGTTATTACAGCCTGTGGGCCAAACGGTGGGCCAAGAGATAATTTTGGCGCATTTAGATTTGAAGGAATATCAGGCATTGTAATGAATAATTGTTTCTGTTTTCCCGGCGACAATGTAACTCCCGGCACAGGCAAAACATTTAATAGCGTTGTTATTAGTGACGGCGGACAAACCTATTATACGCAAGATGTTGTAATTAATGGTGGCATATATACGGGCTTACAATCCTCCACTCTATATTCAGCGGCTAGTATTTATGGGTTTGTGTTTGATGGCGCAAATGTCCGCAAGGTGTCTGTTAATGGAGTGGGCCTAGATACATATTCCACCAATGCCTATCCTAGTAATTTTATAAATTCTGCGGTTAAAACCAACGGAATTTCCCTGTCCTATGGCGATGAACTAGGCAATGTCATTTTAGAATGCGCTGCTGGGACGGGAGATATTGCGGTGAATGGAACCAACATTCAAGGGTCTATTGGCGCATTTGACCAATGGAAAGCACCTCCAGAATTAGGATATGCAACCAGCGGAACTATTACGCTTAACTTCTCCGTTAAAAGCAATGTGTATATTGGACTCACTGGCAACTCAACTTTTGCTACATCGTCTTTAGCATCAGGTATTTTATTTGTTTTAAACATTAAAAATACAACAGGCGGGGTTTTAACATTAGCATGGCCCGGAACATGGAATTGGGCAAATGGAGCCACCCCCCCAACCACGATTGCCGCAGGCGCATCCTATATTTTTAACATCTATCCCTATGGCACTAGCAATTCTGACGTTTTTGTTAAATACTAATTTTAAAACAATCATCTGATACACTATCCCTATGGCTAACATCACTACTGGTAATTCATTTACAACTGGCGACCAAGTAACAGCCGCAAGCCTAAATAACACTTTCCTTAATGCTGTGTTAGCTCAAGGTTGCGTTGATAATTCTACCATTCAATTAACAGGTAGCGTATTTCCAATTCTTTCAGTAAAAGATGGTGGTCTGGGATACGCTAAATTATCTACAGGTGCGCCAGCGTGGACATCTGCTGGCGTTGTAACCATTACCAGTTTGGATGGTTTAACGGTATCTAAAGGCTCCAATGCAGCTACAGTACCAACAACTTATGCAGCTAGTATTACGCATAAAAACAATACAACAGGCAAATACGGTTTAATTGTTGGCACTAATTGGGGCGCATCAGAAAATATTATTGTTAATTTTGGCTCATACGATGCTTCTACTGGTGTATTTACTAGTTATTTTAATCTTAATGGTGTTGGTACATCTACTTTTGGCGGCCCCCTTACTACAACATATTCAGTAAATACGGGCGTGCTAGGATATAAAGTATCTACTATTAAAGTGGTGGGCGCACAAGAATCAGCAGAAGCTAATGTGTCTGCCACTGCTGCTATCACTGGTGCTGACACCGTAAACGAAACCACCGTGCTTGCATCTATTAATGCATTAGAAACCAAGGTAAACAACCTGTTAGCCAAGCTGCGCACGCACGGGTTGATTGCTACTTAATGGGAGCCATCCAAGATGCAATTGCTCTATACGGCCCTGACTTTCCTCGGCTTCATGGGATGTATTTGGAGCGAGGCTTCTGTTATTCTGAACCCACAATGCTTGCTCTTGCAAGGCCGTGCCTTATGGAACGATACGAAGAATGGGTGGAGCCGCAAGATGCGGACGCTTGGTGGATTGAGCTATGTGTTGGCCCTAATGCCCTTAGCATTATGTACAGCAAAA